AAGGGTGCCAGGTCGGTACCGCCGCCCACAGTGGGTGTGGCATAGGCAATAGTGGATGTAACACCTGTCGTGCCGGACGTTACCTCAAACCGGGAAAAGCTCGAATTCCAAATAACCTCGGTGCCGGTCGAAAATGCCGAAAGCGCGGTTTGAATTGCCGACGCCACACCATTCAGCGACGTTTCGCCCGTCAAATCAATGGGTGCCGATTCACCGACGTTTGCTGTCACTAGTACGCTGTCGATCTCGATGCTCAGCTCGCCGTCGCTGATACCGGTGAAGTCGCCGGGCGCGGCATCGGCGAGAAAACCACCGTTGAGCTTCGCAGCGGTGGCCGTCGCGGCCCATCGCGCAATGTATAGAAAATTGGGCTTGGGCGACTGCGCAAAAAACGCAGCAGCGGCCTGGTACTCAGGATCGTTGACCCCAAAATCCGCGGCGACGCCTTCCATCTGGCTGTACTCGCGCGGGTCTTCGCCAACCGCAATTGTGGGCGTGTTGCCGAGCAGCAGCAGCGAACCGAAGTTGCGCGTGCCCGCCGCGATCGGCGACAGATTAACGTCGACGTTTACAATGTCGCTGACTGAAAGCCCTTCACTCATATCTTTCTCCAATACTCATTCCGTGATAACCACGTGCTGTTTAGGCATTCCAACGTCATTGTGTAAATCGACCGCGGTCGACGATACAGTTAGAACATCATACCTTAATTCAACACGTCTCCGATACTCTACTGTTACGTCATATCTGTTGTAATATTGCTCGTTCAAAAGAACGGGCGCGGGCGTGATCTGCGAGCATGATCCGTAGTACAGGCCATAATACTCGGCCAGCTCAAGGTTCGCGCTCAGTTGCGCGGTCGTCGTGAACCGCGCAACGTTGTCCATGGCGTCTGGGCCGTAGAACGAGCACAGAAACTCAATCTGTTCATGGCGCGCCGAAAAGCCTTCGCCTTCCGCCGCCCAGGCGTCTTGGTTGATCGTCTGTACGCCGAACGCTACCCAATTGGTATCGTGCCGCGGGCGCTGCGGCGGTTCGCGCTGCCAGCGCGGCCGGATGAGCGACTCGCCAATGCCCGTACAGCCCGCGATAACGTCGTGGACGGGATGGAGTAGCATGTCGCCATACGCCCTATTGGTTGGCTGCAGGTAGCCGCCGGTTGCGGTAGTGTTAGTTGGCGGCGCCATACTCTATGCCCGCTGATCTCGGCGATGCCAGGAACACGCCCACGCATCGCTGCTGGTCAGTGTGTCGTTGTTTGCATATTTGGTCATACCGTCTCGCCTTTTCGATTCACGTGCCGGACGCCGCCCGCACTGTGCAAAGCGCCCTATAGTAGCCGTTCTGGGCGTAGTTCTCAACCGCTGCGACGGTGTAGTCAGCGCCTTTGACGGTCAAAGTGTCCGGCTGGTGACCGGCCTTGGCGTCTAGTAGCTCGAAAGTCGTCGACACTACGATAGCGCCGACGCGCTGTGTTGCGTCAGGTATGCGCTCCGCGGCCAGCCCGCTTGCGGTCGTAACCGTCGCGCGGATGTATTCGGTTATGCTCGTGGTCTGCGTCTCGCCGTAGTCGTTCACGGTAGCCGTTCGCCGCGTGCGCTGGATCGGGGTGGCGAACAACCCAGATGTGGTGATACGACCTAGCTGGATAGTCATGCTACTTGACCAGCACATATGTGATCGAGTTCAGAAAGGCGCCCGTGCGTATCAACGGCGTTGTGCCCAGCGCGCCGATGCGCTGGCGTTCCGAAATCGTGTAACTCGCAAGCTCCGGCTCGATGCCCGCGGTTATGCGGCCCTTGATCGACGTGACAGCGGCCTGGCCTGCGCCGTTCATCTGCTGCTTCACTCGCCGGTCATCGCCGTTGAGCGCAGCGTTGGCAGCGGCATCAAGGCGCTTGTTGATCTGGCCCTGTGCCGCTTCAATGCCCGGCTTGAGCCACGGCCGCGCCGGTATATTCTCTTCCGGCTCACCGTACTCTGACACGTAACCGATCTGGGCGTTTGTAATGTCCTCGCCGCGCGCCGTTTCGTCTGCGGGAACCCCGACAAGAATCTCGCTCTTGGCCAACCGGCTGATAGCGGCCTTAACGTCGTTGAAGTTGTCCTGCTCGGCTTTCTTACCCATGGTGGAACCCGGGCACGCGCGGTTGCCCGCGAGGCAAGACGTGAACCGGCCCGGCACCAAACATCCGGAGCAGCCGGTAGTACCGCCGCCCGTAGGTTGTCTCATTCCAGTGGCCGGCGTTCATGTCCACCACGGATGCCGTGTCAAACGTCACAGACACACTGTCGACGTTCGCGCTTTGAACTAGACCGCTGAGCGAGTCTGCGCCCTGGGCGCCGCCCTGCGCGCCGCCCTGGGCCCCGTCTAGCGTCAGCATATGGGCCGTGTATAGGCCCGCGGCGAAGTCCAGCCATTTGTCCGTGAACCGGCGCTTGTTGAGCGCGTCATACGCCAGCTCGATATATAGCTCAACACTACCAGGCGGATACTTGACGGTATCCCCAAACGCTGGGTAGCGCTGCCGAAAATCCGAGCTGGACAGCGGCATGATTAGATGCCGTCACGGTACGCGATGGTCGACGGATACACCACTTCAACCTGACCCATGCGGCCAAAGTAGGTGGTCAGCTGGCGCAGGTCGCGGTACTCAACCGGCGTGCGCTGGATCGGAACCATCGGGAACCGGACATATTCCATCTGATTGGAATACGCAACCATTCGCGAATTCGCGGAGGCCTGGCCCGCGTTGAGCCACTTGACCGGCTGAATGTCGAGCGGGGTGCCGTTGATGGCGTTCGACAGGCTATTCATCTGCAGGTACTGAAGGATGGAAATGTTGCCTGCGGTCGAAACCTTGCCCTGGACGATCACCGAATACTGGTCAGGCGGTAACAGTAACTTGCTCGGCGCGACGGCCCAGCCGGATTCCTTCCAAGCGCTTTTCAACACCTCGTTAACGTCGGCCAGAATTTTATCCGGGCCGGTCGCTGATGCGCTCCAGTTGCCAGTGGTGGCGGTCGCGCTCGACACGCCCGGATCGTTTAGCAGGCCGGTGGCGCCGATAGAGTCATCACCCACGTATACCATTTCGTCGGTATCCATCTGGTGCTTGCGCTGCATACCCATAAATTTCTGGGCGTCGATCGGCCGGCCGGCCTGCTGGGCGCTCGCCAGTTCGGGCAGCGTCCAGCCGAGCTGCATCGCCCACAAGGTCAGCGGGTGCGGAGTCTTGCTGATATCCAGCTGCATCGCCTGGATAGCGTTGGCATTTTTGCCGATGAACGCCTTACCGCTTTCGGATGGGCCGCCCGCAGATGCGAACGTGGAATTGCTGAAGCTGGACGTTTCATCGCCCATCGTCACGTCATTGCGCAGCATGATGTCGCGCGACCACGTAACGCTCGACAACGGCTGATGCAGCGTCTGGTCGAGTCGTTCAAGCTCACCGACGAGGAATGCCCCGGCGCTGTCTTGAGTCTGCTGGTCGAAAGTTAGCATTCGTGGCTCCTTAGATGTTATACGCGATTTCGACGTTGCCGGCGGCATCGCCTGTGGACATAAACACGGCGTTGGTGAGCTTGATGCTGTTGGTCGCCGTGGTCGGCGCTTCAGCCTCGATGCCCGCCGTGACCGGTGTCCCACCGGTGCCGGTCGCGACGCGAATGTACACCGGCTTGTTGAGGCCCGGCGTCCCAGCGTTGTTCTTGACGCTGATGTAACCGCGCCGCATCACGTTGGCCTGGCGGTCATAGGTCGGCGCTACCGACCCGGCGTTCACGTCGCCAGCGGTCGCGCCTTGGAACGGATAGGGGCGAACCAAAAAGCCATACACGTCAGCGGCCGCGTCGCCGCTGGCGATCGGGACAAACTGGTCATTGGCGTCGATTTTGCCCGGCAAGCCGTGAGCGGCGAAGCCCGACGGATCAGCGAACTGCTGCGACTCAATAGAGGCCTGGGATTCGCGAGTCAAAGCGCCCGCGAAGCCATGGCCCATGCGGTAGAGAAAAGCTGTCATATTAGGCTCCTGCCTGCATAGTGGCCCAGTGCTTGGCGTGGGCGTCGTTGAGTTCGGATGGCGTGGACGGCGCTCGTGCGCCGATATTGGCTCCGGTAGCCGGCGCGCCGGTGTTATTCCGATGCCGCCGGATTTCGGCAATCGCATCGAATGCGATATGGATGCGTTCTGACTCTGCCTTGAACGGATCGCCGGCCAACCGGGTGACAATGCCGTCGGCATCGTTTGCCGTAGCCATGGTCAGTACGCGACGCTTGAACGCTTCTGCGCTCTCGCCATCGTTGACCGTCGCGCCCGGCACGATAATCTCGGCGTTGGGTAAGCTGTCCTTCGCATCAACTGCGATGGCCGGCTTACTTTCTGACTCGCTTTCCGTCTTGGCCGTCATAGCCGTAACCGCGTCGCCAATCTCCTTGACCTGAGCGGATAGCCGGGCAAGGGCGTCGTCGTTCGGGCTGGCCGCGGTAGCAGCCGCGGTATCGCCGAGGTCAGCAGCCGTTGTATCGCT